AACTGTAGAAATTTGTAGAAAAACTGTAGAAATTCTGTAAAAATTCCAGAAAAAACTACAGTTTTTTTATATTTTTTTGCACTTTTTTTGTACTACCCTACCCTTTCTCACATCTTGCAAATGCCCTAAATAACTGAAAAGTTAAAGGGTTTTTATCTGAACTTATAGAAGGGAGGCGGACTCCCCTCGGAGATGATTAAAAGGAGTAAAACGATGAAAGAGAAAAAGGAGCAAAAGTGCAGAGCGTGTGGGTCTCCATTTGTCCACATCAAAGGAACAAACATAATCTCCTGTTCCAATCCGCAATGCGACGGTAAGCAGTGGTTCACGGATGAGAACGGAAATAAAAAATTTAAATATGTCGGTACTTATTTCCTTAAGGACACTTCTCCTTTAACGGGAGGTGTGAAATGGGATTGATTACTTTAAAAGATATAGGCAGTGAAATCAGTGCGAGAACAGGCATCCGCAAAAGCGAAGTAATGTTTGTTCTTGAACTGGTCTTCCCTATCATTCTTGAATCACTCTTACACGGTGATGAAGTGATGATAACTAACTTTGGTAAGTTTGAATTACAGAAGAAACCACCTCATGTATGTACTGATGCAAGGACAGGAAAGAAAACAATGTCGAACTGGAAAGCAATACTTAAGTTCAGACAATCGGAAAGACTTGGACGCAAGCTCTGTATATTAACAAATCCCGAATATGACTGGGGTGAAGATTATGGAGACAATCTCTTTTAAGAGTGTTCTTGGAGGAGGTTTCTTATATAAGGGCACCCTCCCCATTGGGTACGGGTTGAACAACCCGTTGGAGAGTACGGTAGCTCAGGTCGGCAGGAGCAAAGGAATGTTAGCCTTATGTCATGGGTTCAAATCCCATCCGTGCTCCGTTAAAAGTCCTCACAGCAAAAATTAAAAATTCAAATGGCGAATAATATAGGACTTTGTTTTTTAGGATTGAAAGGAGAAAATAATGGCATCACTTAAGTATGCCGGTACTCTTGAGGAATTAAAAGCAAGGGGTGTGAACTCATTGCGTGAAGAGTATCTGGAAATAGCAAAGAATTACAATGCCATTCTTGACAGAGATTTAATGTGCTGCCCTGTTTGCGGTGACTTCAAAAAACGTGATGGGTTCTATATTGATAACAGATACCTGGCAGGGCGAAATCCTATTTGTAAGGAATGTCTGTTGAAGATGGCAGAACAAAGAAAGAAAGACAAGGATGAACCTAATGAAACAAAAGAAAGTGTTCAAAAGGTTCTTCAGATGTTGGATAGAGTCTATGATGATGACTTCTATGAGAAATGTGTAAAAGGTGCTACGGACGGTGTTAAAGAAAAGAATCGACATTCACCGTTCGCAACATATATAACTGCAATACTCTCTCTTCCTCAATGGCAGAATAAGACTTGGAAAGACAGTGACTTCGGTTCTTCTGTAGAAACAACTGAATTGTCCGAAGAAGAATTACGAGCCAATGAAGAACTTATCCGTAAGGCAAAAGAGAGATTCGGCAGAGACTACAATAATGTAGACCTCTTATTCCTTGAAAGAGAATACGAGGACTGGACTACAAGAAACCCTTGTGAGACAAAAGCACAAGAGGTTTTGTTTGAAAGAATCTGCTTTAAGGAATTGCAGATTAAAAAGGCAGAACGTGAAGGCAAAGATACCAAAGAACTTGATAAGACTCTTCAAGAGTTGATGAGTTCCAACCAGATCAAACCTGCACAGAATGCCGCCAATGCTTTAACAGATGCAAAAACATTTGGTCAACTTATAGAAAAGTGGGAAGATGAGAAGCCCATACCTGAGCCATCTGAAGAATTTAAAGATGTTGACAAGATAGGTCTGCTTATAGACGTATTCTTCAAAGGACATCTTGCAAAGATGATGGGATTAAAAAATGCTTTTTCCGCTAGGTATGACCAGTTCATGAAAAAATATACTGTAACGAAACCCGAATATGCTGAAGAGGAATATTCAGAAGAACTCTTCGATAAGATATTCGGTACAAAGATGGATGAATAAAAAGTCCGTACAACAAATTGCTCAGGATAAAGAACAAAAGATAATGGAAACCGTTGCTTGGCGAGCAGGTTATTATCGAGCCAACCCCCAAAGATTTATTGCTGATGTAACCAATATTAAATTGAAATGGTTTCAACAGATTCTTTTGTGGGCCATGATGCACTTTAATTATTTCTGTTTTATTGCTTCGAGAGGCTTAGGTAAAACCTACTTGACAGCAATCTTCTGTGTTGTCAGATGTATCTTATATCCAGGCACTAAGGTTGTCGTTTTCTCTGGAACAATCAAACAGGCTAATGAAGTTCTGCTAAAGATTAAAGACGAGATAATGCCGTCTTCAGCCTTTATCCGACGAGAAATAATTAAATGTGATATAGGTGTCCAAGATGCAGAGATAAAATTTGCCAATGGTTCATGGATAAGAACAAGACCGAGTACGGACACCAGCCGTGGTAACAGAGCAAACCTAATTATATGTGACGAGTTCCGTATGATTAAGAAACAGATAGTTGACGATGTTATTAAAAATCTTACTACGGTTCAGAGACAGCCCGGTTATCTTAGCAAGCCTGAATACGAACATTTAACAGAACGTAATAAAGAAGTTTATATGTCTTCTGCTTATTTCAAAAGTTCGTGGGCTTGGGGAAAGGTTCAAGATTACACACTTGGATTCTTTGATGATAAGAGAAAATATTTTCTTGTCGGACTTCCTTATCAACTTCCTATACGAGAGAGACTTCTCGACAGGGGTAAGGTTGAAGATGAAATGGCTGAATCAAATTTCAACCAGACTTCATTTGATATGGAAATGGGTTGTATGTGGTTCGGTGATGACGGTGACAGTCTATTCAAGTACGAAGACTTGACACATTGCCGTAAAATACTACACCCTCTTTTACCATTGAAATATTACAATCAAAATAATCCTGTTCCAAGTGTTCTGAATAACGGCAGACGTATTCTTTCGGTGGACGTTGCTTTAATGGCCTCGACCAAAAGAAAGAAAAACGATGCTACCGCTATATTCATAAACGACCTTGTTCAACAAGATGATGTAACCTACCAATCCAACTTCTGTTATGGGGAGACTATGGAAGGTAAAACAACCGATGAAGCAGGGTTAGTAGTAATGAGATACTTTTACAGATATAAATGTACAGACCTTGTACTGGATACTGGCGGCATCGGGCTTGGAGTGTATGACTATATTATTAAAGATCAATACGACCCAGAGTCCGGTAAGATGTATAAGGCATTAACTTGCCTTAACAATGAAGAGATGGCTAAGAGGTGTAAGGTTAAAGACGCAAACAAAGTTGTGTGGTCTGTAAAAGCAAATCCAAAGTTCAATAATGAAATATGTACATTATTAAGAAACGGAATCCAGAACGGCAAGATTAATCTCTTAATTGACGAGACTGAATGTGAAAGTTCAATGGATAAAGTTCTTAAAAAATATAAGTCTCTTCCGGAAACGGAAAAGGCACTCATAAAGAATCCTTTTGTTCAGACTACTCTGGCAATATATGAGTTGATTAAACTTGACCATGAAGTTAAGAACGGTGAAATAAGAGTAAAGGAAATCTCAGGAATGAGAAAGGACCGCTACTCTTCCATTGCTTATAACTATTGGTGTGCTTGTCAACTTGAACTTAATCTGAAACCAATGACTGAAAACACACAGTCGCTGTTGGATAAATTCTTTATGAGACCTGCAAAACATAGTTTTTAAACGGTGGCGTGGAGTGAAAAGGCTAAACGACGAGGTAATGCTCGGCGAGTAAAATCGCAACGCTACAGTGGCGGGAATCTATCCGAGCCGAGTCACCGTTTATATATATCACGACGAGGGGATGTACCGAACAGAGAAATACTTAAGGCGAACCCTCTTAATTTTTTAAAGGAGGAGTAGCTGTATGGCTAACGCACAAAACAACAACCATACGGTTGCTGAACAAAAAATAAACTTTAGCAACGCAGAAATGTATGCTAAAGCAAAAGATGCGGAACTTCAAGTATTTCGTGACCCGAACAAAGTAAGCAACCCAATGATTCAGGCTATTGATAAAGAAGCCTTAAAGAGTTGGATTCGGAATGTCGGTGCCAACGAGAAGAACTTAAGGAACACCGCCAGATATTTATACTATAGGTCTAATATATTTTATAGGATAGTTAACTGGTACGCATCAATGTTTAATCTCAACTGTAGAAAAGTAACACCTACTTATGATCTTAATAAAGAACCGAGTGCTAAAGATGTTTTAAAATCTTATAACGGTACACTGGATGCATTGGACACTCTTAATCTCCAAGGCAATATGTACGAGGTTCTTGTTAATGTGTTCAGAGAAGATGTTTACTACGGTATCATACTTAAATCTGATAACGGTAATGCTATGGCTTATTACCAGTTAGACCCAGACGAGTGTATGATAGACGGTAAGTATATGGTTGACAGAACATCTTACTGTTTCGGATTCTCTATAGATATGTCTAAATGGAGAAATACCCAGAAACAAAAAATTATTGAGTATATCGGTTCACCTCTTAAAGAGATGTGGGCCGAATATCAAAGAGATACTACAAAGAAATATATACACTGCCCTGCAGAGTATAGTGTTTGTTTCAAATTCAGAACGGATACTTACAATATGGTAATACCACCGTTCCTTCCTTTGTTCTTGCAATTAGCGGGACTGGAAGACTTGGTTGATATACAGGCAGAAGCAGATGCATTGAGTATATATAAACTTATATATATGCCAATGGAAGTATTAAATGGTGCAAGAAATGCAGATGACTTTGCCATCTCGCCCGACTTGTCACTTAAGTATCTCCAAAGAATGATTGACCAGAATCAGATACCTGAAAATGTTTCTGTAGGTGCAGTTCCCGGTAAGGAACTGAAAACCATAGACTTTGAAAAAAGTGTTGATACAGATACTAACAGTGTAGAGATTTCTTCCAATCAGATTTTACAGACTGCAGGTGGTGGTGCTGTTATAAATGCTAACAACATCACAAGTACGGCAGCCTTTAATGCTTGGTTAAGAGCAGAGACAGAATTTGCTATCTCTCCTCTCATACCACAGATAGACGGTTTCTGTAACTTACAGTTAGGCTTAATAGCAAAGAAGCCTTGCAAAGTAAGACACTTTGAATGTTCCGTATACACACAAGATTCACTTGCAGAGAGTCTGTTGACAAGTTGTCAGTACAGTTATGCTAACAGACTTGCTTACGGTACTCTTATAGGTGTGTCCGAAAAAGAAACCCTTGCACAGATTTATCTTGAAACCGAAGTTCTTAAATTACAAGACAAGATGAAATATCCTTTGAGTTCCTCATTCACCACATCCAATGACGGTTACACTTCTGAGATTGGTCAAGGTGCTCCTACTAAAGACGATGATGAACTGACACCCGAAGGTGACGCATCCAGAAATAATTAGAAGGAGGTGCCGAGATGACTGAATGGTGGGAAGTCACGTTAGTGATCTTTGGTGGCATCATTACTATTCTAACTGCTTGGAATCTTATTGAATCAAGAGTGCATAAAACGAAGGAGCCTACCGCAATTCTCGAATCTAGAGTTCTTGAAATAGAACGTAAAATGATTAAATACGAGGAAATGTTCGGCAGAGACAAGGCTCGACTCGATTCCTTTGATGAATCA